AACCCAGTCACATAAACTCTCCCAGTTAGTATTTGGTTTTGTTAGTGTGGCTGTAGTCATGTAATTAGAAAGAGTATTTAGCTCCTAGTTTTGTTCCGTATGTATTGTCAGCGTCTTCCACTTGTGCGAAAGATACTTCACCATAGAAGCCAAGTTTATCTGTAGGTGAGACAGAAGCACCAAGCTTGCCAGAGAAATTAGACTCTGAATCAACGCCATCAGCAGCATTAATTGTCTTACCGCCTTGTACGTAGTAAGCAAGATCGCCGATATTGTTTTCATAACCTATGTGTAGGTCGGTTGCTCTAGATTGATAATCAGAGCCAGTGTAGTCAGCTCCAAGAGCAGAGATGATTCCAATCATAGCCCAGCGACCATTTTGTATTTCTGCGTTGTCGTTCATAGTGTATTCAATAGGTGCTTGAAGTGCAATTACTTCTGTGTCGTTCATTAAATTAATGAGTAAGTTGAAGGGCGATGATGAAAGTTCAGGTCGCCACGTTCTCCTTGTATACGTCAGTCATTGACTAGGTTTTCATTACCTGTATGCCAATCTTTAATGCTTCAATTAATTTGTCTTTAGGTAGTCCACTATCTTTAAAGCTACCAGTCCTACCACTTCTACCTTTACTGTCTAGGAAGTTAGTCAAACTACGATGATCAGATATCATAAGATCTGGGTGTTCATTCTTATACTTCTCTTTTATCCAAGGTATTTCACGTACTTTACCATCTGGGAACATCTTCATCCAAGGCGGTATCTTTAATGGTTCATTGTACTCATTATGGAGATCAGGTTGTGGTCCTCTACCTTCACCATGAGCTATAGTCATATTCTTATTTCTACCTGTAGCTTGTGTTCCCTCGCCTGTATTTTCTATCTCATCTACACCATCACCATAGCCTTCATCTGATTCTGGATCTTTAGGTATAAATGGGATAAAGATTTCATTGCCTCTAATATGAGAACTTCTTCTAGCTAACTTATGTGGTGACTTACCTTTTTCATAAGGACTACTAGGTGCTATAGGTATATCTTCAGGTCTTACTGGAGCTGGACCAGGATTCGGAGAAGCAGAGATCATCAACTGTTGCTTTAATGCTTCATTCTCTTCACGTAATCCTTTATCCCATGCTTGTATTGCCATAATTAAAAGTTGACATTGGATCGTTCGAGCTTCTTCATTATATCATTTCTATATGCAGAATCTCTTTCGTATCTAGGATCACTCATAGCCTGTACGACTTCTGCTTGACTACGGAATTGACTTCCGTCTGATTTAGGTGCTGTACCAGTTAACATTTTACCATCTACTCCTCGTGAATCTTCCCATCTATAAGCTAAAGATCTAACAGCAAAGAATGCAGCTAAAGGGTCTCCCTTTTCCATAACTGCATCAAACATTTTAACTTCTTGCTCATTAAGATTATTGTTAGCCCAAGATATCATATCATTATAGCCCTGTTCTCCACCAGCTATGTTTTTTAATTCAGTAACATCAGCATCAGAGATTGCTTTAGGAGCATATTGTTTTTCAACTTGTTCTCTATATCTAAGATGCATATCAGCTAGTTCAACTGGAGTCAGCTCATTTAGTTTATCTACAGTTTCTTTAGTATATGAATCTTTAGATGTAGCTTCTTTCCATAGTGTATCTAGGATTCCATCTTCTCCAGTATCTTCCTTAGCTTCCTCTTCTTTTTGTTCACCTTCTTCTGAGTCCACTTGTTGACTATCTTCGGGGTTCCCAGCTTCCGAGCTATCTTCAGAACCTTGGTCTCCAAGTTTTTTTTGAAGTTCAACATATGCTTTCTCTAATTCTTGAGCATCTTTATATTTACCAGCAAGAAGATTATCTTGTGCTTCTTGCATAGCTTGTCCAACTTGCAGAGAATCCTGCTCATCGGAACTGAGATTCTCTACTGTTGTTACTTCATCTGAATTTTCGTATGTTAATGTTTCTGCCATTATCCTGGTGGTTGTGCTTGTTGTTCTAGTTGTGCTGCTAATGCAGGGTTCTTAGATGGATCATTGATAGGAGCCTTAGCCATGTTTGGTTCTTGCTTCATCTGTTCCATCTGCATTATTTGTTCTTGTTGTTGTTGTTGTTCTTGTTGTATCTCTTGCATACTCTTAACAAGATTCAATACATCTATACCTTGAGCTGCAGCTAATCTCTTAACTACTTCTTCAGGATTAATATACTGTTGGATAGCTTCTGGACCCATTGTTTGAGAGATTGTAGTTAAGAAGGCACCTAATGCTTGTACATCTTGTCCTCTACCTAAACTATTAATACCAGCTACGATTGTAGGTTTAACCATTCCTTTAGGTATCTTAGGTATCTCACCAGTTTTCTGGAAGACACTAAGTTTACGGTTTAAATATGGTACTAGGAATTCAACAGTAAGTAATCCAAATAGACCACCTAATTGCTGTTCTAATTCCATCTGAGTCATCTGCACTTCTTGTGCAGTAGTTCTCTCACTATCTCTTACACTTAGTATAAGGAAAGCCTCATTCAATCTCTTCTCTAATGTAGCCATCAGTTGATAGGCTGTCTGGAAATCAGCAGTCTTACCAACTTGTACTACACCGATGTCATCTGGTCTACCTTGAACGATTGCTCCGTTACCTGCAGTCGCCAGTGTCTGTGGTTTAGTGGTGCTTGAGGGTGATACTACAAAAACAACTTTAGCAGCTGCTGCAGAGCCTTCTACGAGTGCCTGAGACAGTGCTTCAAGTGACTTAAGATCCCCTATAAATTGACCTACTCTACCACGACCATAGGCTTCAGCATCTACTGTATTGAAACGTAGTGGTAGCCATGGTGTTGTATCTACTGGTGCTTTACCTTGTGATCCTGGTATTACCTTATCGAATACTTCTTGATGCCATATAAATCTGTTGTTATCCCTAGTGACATGAGTGTATATATCACACTCTTGCTTATCAGATTTAGTCTCATCGACTACTGATTCATCTTCATCTATCTCGTACTCCTGACCTTCAGGTAGATACTTCTCTATTAATTTTTTGTTAATTCTTTCTCTTGTGACTATTTCAATCACGTTGCCGTTACCATCTCGCTCTATCACGTAGCGGTTCAACGGAAATAACTTCAGTCCTTCTTTACCCATAAAGATAAGTGAGTTACCAGCTACAACTAAATGTTGTAATGCTTGGTGTATTACTACACGATCATCTGATGCTGCGATAGCATCAAGGATGGTACGCTCTATCTTTGCAAAGGATAAATCAAGTTCTGATTTTATTTCTGGCGGGAAGTCTTCTCCTAGTTGTGACTCATCTAATTGTAGTTTAAAGAAACTAGTCTGTGGTGGTACCAGACTAAGAGATAATTTACTTGCTAAAGCAACCACTCCTTTGGCTCCAACGGATTGCCAAGGAGTATTAAGTTGCTTCATGCCTCTTGCATGTTCCTCATGACCACGAATTAAATAAGGTAGGGTAAGTTTCCCTGCGTCTTCCGCTTCTGTTAGAAACTGGGAACGATCACTGGATAAATAATCATACCTAGATTTAGCTGTCATTTGTTTATGCTATGTTTAATGATGAATTTGATATTCGACTACCTGTTCTACCAAAGAATCCTGAAGTAGATTTTTTAGGTGTATTAAATAGTTTTGGAGTTTTTACACCTTTAACACTTTGATTCATAGGACCAGACGTACCATAAGAAGCCTCTATTCTTGCTCGTTCAGCGTTTATAGCTGCTTGCTCTTGGTGTGCTTTAATCTGATTCGTTGCTGAATCAAGCTGATTCGTTGTTGAAGTGATCCGATCTGTTAGTGAAGTATGAGTTGTATCCCAAGCTGATTGTAAATCAGAGATTCTAGTATCATACACATTTTGTTGAGAACTTAGTTGTGTATTCCACGAAGATTGTGCGTTAGCCATCTCCGTATTCCATGCAGCTTGTGCGTTAGACATCTGCTTATCCCATGAAGCTTGAGCTGCAGCTAACATAGAATCAAATCCTGCTTGAGAAGATCCTGAAGATCCTGAAGATCCTGATACTGTAGGTGTGCTTACTGCAGGTACGTTTACTTTTATTGGTACAGGTTTTATACTCTCTGTAAATTTAGCTTGCTCTTTTTTATCCCAAGCTTTTTTCTCAGCTTTTAATATAGGAGTTCTATGTTTTTCAACATTCTTTAACCAACCTTGTAAATTTGTAATAGCTGTTTGCTGCCATTTATTTTCAATAATTCTGTCAGTATGGCTACGATCTCTCCATCTAGTATCGTTTGTTTTAGTATTAGTTTGCTTATAACCTACATCTTTATAAGCTTTTCCTGCCCAGTTTTCTAAGTCTTTTATTAAAGATTGCTGCCATTCATTCTCAATCTTTCTGTCAGTATGGCTACGATCTCTCCATGAAGTACCGTATGCACTCTCTTTAGTAGTATCTTTAAATTTACCTAAACCTGAACTCTTAGCAAATTTAGTTAGATTAAGTAGTGCTTCCTGTTGCCATTTGTTTTCTGAATATCTGTCACTGTGACTACGATCTTCCCATCTTCCACTGAAATCTCCAATCTTTGAATATCTTGTTGGAGACTTCCACTCCTTAGGTGTGTAAGCCATTGTTATCTATCCTCTTTTAATCTATGGTTCAACCACTCAATGACTGAGCGTTGTCCTGCTTTATACATGATTGGTGCCATCTCCTCTTTAGGATGCGGGTTAACTGGTGGGAAATTTTCCTCCAGTTCTAGGAGGATTGACTCTATGTTTGGCCCGAGTAAAGGCTCAAGCGTATTGGGGTAGGTTGACATTGCTATGCTCGAAGAATGCTGGCATCCGTGCTGACCGTGTATCAGAAAGTTGTGGTGCCTTTCCCTCATACATTAATCGGTCACTTGAATCCAGCCAAAAATTTTTGTCCAAATATTTATCGGTAGTATTAATACCTAGAGGTTGGAAGATCCAATTAATTGTGGCCTTCCTAAGTTTGTCCAGAGAATTACTAGGGCGTAAACCCATAGCAGAACAGACGAGACTGTTACAAGCCACGTGTATTTGTTCATCTCTGGAAATATCAGCTGATACTGTTCGGATACCCGAATCACCACAAAACCTAAAGAAAGGCAAAATAACAAAGAATATAGCACGTTCAGCT